CTGTTCGGGTACGGTGACATTGACCACCGGCGCAGGTACGTTCACCACCGGGGCGGGCTGGGCAGGTACATTCACCTGGATGCTTTCGGGCGGCACCTGGACTGTGACATTGACCGTTGGAATGTCAATGCTCGCCACTGATGCGGCTTTGCGCTCCGGGGTTTCCATAATCGCCTTCAATGCTGCCAGCAGCATGTCCAGCTTTTCAGTCTCCATGTCTTTCACCTCCTGGTCAATCGCCACCATGTCAGTCTGCGGGGCGTAGTAGGCAAACACGGCAGTGATGTCCTCGATGGACTTGCACCGTCCGAGTTCTGTTTCTATCCGGGCAGCCGTGAGGTGGGGAATGACGTTGCTGATAAACTCCACCTGGGCGGGTTCGCCCCGCTTCAGGGCGTTGATCGACTTGCGCTCCCACCGGCGCATTTCCGCCTGGATGGGGGTTGGCGGCGTCTCCGGCTGTTCTTCCGGCTGCTGTTCCTCGACCACCACCGGGGCAGGTGGTGGGGCAGGCTCCGGATCGTCCAGTTCGCTGTATTCCATGTCCGCCGGTAGTTCAATCCCGCATATCTGTGCCGCCACGCTGGGCTTCATCCCGCTTGACACATAGGACGCATACGCACCCGCCCTGTCCTTCTCATCCTCGTGGAAGGCGTCAATGGTTTCCGGGCGCGGTTCCATCCGCACCCCGTAGCGATGGAATAGCTGTTCGTTCAGGACTTCGGCAATCAGTTCCATGAGGGGGACAATGGTCATGTCATAGAACGATAGAACATCCTGCTGGGCTGTGGCATAGTTGGCGGCGTTGGAAAATAGCAGCGTTTGGGGGATGCCCAGGGCGGTGCAAATGTCCTCCCGGCGTTGAACCGTCAGGCTGCTGTTCTGTATGCCCTCCAGCCCGTCCCCGATGACGGTTGGCTTGACCGCTTCAGCGTTGAGGACGTGGGCGGTGAAGGCGTTTTTGACGCCCGATACCACATTATCCCACCAGGATTTTAGCTTGTCGCGTTCCTCTTTGCGGGTGTCCCCTGGTACGGCGAGGATGGTCACGCGCACCCCGCCCCGGCTCATGTAGGATTCGGCGAAGTCATCCGATGCCTTCAACACTCCGGCGGCTGCGGCTGCGGCAATCACCGGGCTGGAGGGGGGTGGTCCAATCTCGACCTGTTCGCTCGGAAGCCAGAAGTAAATAATATCTTCCGGCGCATACCGCATCATTTCACCCTTGTTGATGCGGCGTTCAAATCCCACCAGCCCCCGCGCCGGGTCTATTATCGGTGTAATCGTTTCCGGCTGGAGGTAGCGCAGGCTCAACGTCCGCACCGTGTTCCTATTATTCAACAGGTAAGCTTTGCCATATACCGTTAATGACCGTGCCAGCACATCTATCAGCCTCCTGGGGTTGGGCAGGAAGCCAATCCTGTTCTGCCAGTCTGCGGATGTATCATAATCCGCCCCGCCCTTGACGAGTGCGAAGGGCATGGTACTGGAACGATCCCCGATGAGATCAACCGCCCGGTACAACCAGGGGACGGTGTTCACCAATCCGGCGGGGCTGTTGGCGGCGTCTGCGCCCCATATCGTATACCCCTCCTCATCCACGTATGATTTTACGCTTACACTCTGACCGTCTAATTTGTAAAATTTCAGCATCGCGCCTCCTATTCCATCAGCCAGGTGTTGCCACCCGCCACCATATCCCACGCCATGGCTAACGCCATAACGGTGTCATCATGCACGCCGGACGGCGCGCTGTACGTCATCGCACCGCTGGCGGTCTTTTTACTCTCAAACGATAGCAGCTCCCCGGTCTGCACCTGGTCGTCCAGGATGGCAATTTGTTCGTGTTCGAAGGCTGCCATCAACTGCTGAATGATGGTAGCTTTTGTGGCATTGGTCGTGGTAAATTCCTCCACGCGCAAGCCACGCGCCGCGAGGTGGTCGAACACCGGTGCGCCTATCGAATTGCCCTCTACCCGCATCCGGTCAAGGTGGAAGCGGTCATAGACCGCCGCCAGCCTGTCCTCTAATACGGGGTAGTCCACCCGGTTGAACCTGTCCAGGTAGACCTGCTGCTTGCTCTCCACATCCAGGACGCATACGGCGGTATAGTCCGTTTCACTTGCAGGGTCTACGGCTGCAACGTATTGACGCCCCTCGATTGCCCGGTCTATCGGCTGCAAGCGGGCAGCCTCCTGGACGCGCCTGAATACCGCACCTTCGCTGTCTACAAATTCAGCCAGGAATTCCTGGCGGTAGATAATTTCAGGCAAGGACTTGCGCGCTGCTTCCACTTCGGCAGGGTCAATAAACGGGTTATCGGTGGTCGGGAATGTCCAGGCTTTGGTATCATCCCGTCCAGCCATGCCCGCCAGGTACAGCTCCCAAAACCAGTTGCGCCCCTTTGGGGTGCTGATGAATAATGCCCGCCCCTTGCGATCCGCAAGGGTTGGGCGCAGGGCTTCCCGCCAGGCTTCTCCATCCGTGAAGGCGCATTCGTCCATGACGAGGAAGTCCAGCCCTTCACCGCGCAGGCTGTTGGGGTTGTCCGCTGACTTGATCTGGATGTACCCGCCGCCGGGCATTAGCACCATCCGGTCTGATTCCCGGACGGTGACGCCGGGTATCTGTACTGCCAGGGCTTTGATCTCACGCCAGCCGATGGCTGACATGGGGTAGTTTGGCGATACCCACCACACCCTGCCACGCTCCAGCGCGGCACTGATGCACAATAGCGCGCCCAGCCGCGACTTGCCCCACCTGCGACCACAAGCCAGGACACGGAAGCGGGTATCATCCTTCGCAACGGTGTTCTGGTGGGGATGCAGCGGGGGCAGGGTGATTTTCATCCTACTCGTCCGCCCATTTCAGATTGATTGTCATGTCTTTGCCTTCCGCGCCGGTGACTTCGACTTTGTTGGTTGGCAAGCCCATGAGATAGTCCGCCAGGAATTTGCGTGCGGTTGGGTCGCCGCGCTTAGCTTGTGCTACGGCTTTTTCAATAATTTCCCGCCAGTCGGTGAAAGATACGGCAGTGATGGCAACCTCGTAGAATCGTTCTTCACGTTCCTTTTTGGGGCGTCCGGCGGGGTTGCCGCTTTGCCCTTTGATAAATTTGCCGTTTGCGTCACGTGTTACCATTAGTACCTCTTGAATGGGTTACACTCGCTTATTTGTAGAAACAAGTTACCCGTTCCTCCATACTCCTTATGTCCTGCGCTAAAATCACATTTGACTTGTATCTTCACTCGTGCAGATACATAAATGTCAGTTCCTTTTACTTGCATTACTTCGTCTGTAATTTCAGCAATACTTACAGGCACTGAAATTAGCTTGCGTTTGAGCAGCCGCTTTGTTATCTCTACCGCTTTTCGCCCTTTTTCGCTTGTGCTTTCCAGGTTGTTTATTTCTATCCAGTCCTCATCTGGAATATTGACCGAGTAGCATCCTGGTATTTTATCGGGCGGGACAAGATAACCCTCGGCGGTCTTGATGTACTTGGTATAAACTGCCACCTTTCTGAAATTTCCAGACTGAATTGCATCGAGACCGCTTTTCGTCAAATACACATACGCCCGGCGGGATACAGCAGATATGTGAACACGCATATCGCTGTCCTCGGTCTGTATGCCGTATTGGACCAGGGCGGTATTACCCGCCGGTCTCGTTACCCCAGCAATCCCATCCATCAAAATCACCTCTTGCAAACAACTCTAGCTTTTCACCTTCGGTGTAAAGCGTTTCGATAATTCGTCTAAATTCTTCAGGCTTCTGTGAGTGCTTGTCTGTTTTTGGTATGCTCTGCACACTGTCAAATAAGGTGCTTTCATCGGGCGTACAGCTTCCCCGCGTGCAAACAAGTAAAAACTCATGCCTGACGCTGTTGTAATGCCCGTAGTTATGCCCAACCTTATCCCAAACAAATGACGCTTTGTACTCAAAACCCCAGGCACGAATGATCTTGAAACTATCCTCAAGGAATGGGGACGTAACCCACAAAAACAAGACCGCGTTATCCTCTGCCATTTCTCTGACTGGTAAAGCGCACAATTCCTCAATAGTCATTGTCGGGTAGTGAAACTCTGCCGGTCCATAACCATCCGTTAGCCGGTCATTGTATTTCCAGGGCGGGTCGGCATAAATGACGCGGTATTTACCCGTTGGCGGATTCGGAGACTCAGGTTTATTGCTGGCTGCTGCCCGCTTCGCCTCCCGATAAAGCGCAGCCGTTGACAACTCCTTGCCTTCCTGTTTGATCTCGACTATCTTGTCCTCAAACTCATCACCCGGCATAGTTGCCAGGGTTTGCCAAATGTGGGCATCGCGCTTGTCTATTCCAAGATCGGAGTAGGTTGGAGTCTCGCTCGGTGGTTGCAGCCTGTAACCGCCGAGACTATCCGTACCGTTTAGTTGAACCCCTTTCGCCTTCTCCATGCTTTGCAGAATTTCACCCGCCCGCCGTTGCGCCCGAAGCTTTATTTCAGTCGCATGGTTCTGTGCTTCCAGCCCCAAATTCACCTGGCGGGCATAGACCCGCGCCGCCTCTGCTAAATCAATCAGGTCGCGGGCGTCATCCACGCTGCGCACTTCTGCCAGCATTTGGGTTGCACGATCCAGGATAATTAATCCGTTTGTGTCTCCCACTATGCCACCCTCCCGCTATTCCCTGTTTCCACCGTGATGATCTCAAAATCCACGCTTTTTCCTCCTGCTTATTGCCTGCTATGAGGGGCATTGACAATCGCAACGCCCACCTGTTCACCAAGCCACGCCATCAGCACCTGCACCTGTTCTAAACAGTACTCCGGCACATTCAGCGTCACGTTGTAGGTGTGGTCTGCCATGCTTTTGATCTGGCGTAGTTCGGCTTCCAACTGCACCGCCTTCACTGCATCCGCTGCCATTCCACCTCCGTCATCTGTAACATCCTGCGCCACGTCCAAAGTACCAGCGTATCCGGGCGCGCTTCGGGGGCTATCACCGTAGACACTCCAGGGCGTCCTGAATGGAGCGCACCACGTTCACCTCGCCCTGCCAGGCTGCGTGCCAGTCCAGTTCATCCGGCGTCATGCCGCCGCCGGGCATTTTGACTTCCAGCAGGATGTTCTCGCCATGCCAGCCCACCAGGAGGTCAGGGCAGCCATGCCCCACCATGTGAAGACATTGGACGGTTGCCCCGATGCGGCGCAAGGCGGCGACTATCTCCTTTTGATTGGCGTCCACTTTGGCGGCTGTACGCGGCGTCATGTCATTTACCCCCGAAACCCAGGGCGGCGAGGGCTGCGGCAATTACGCCCAATCCCGAATTGATAATTGACCATCGTTCCGACTTGATTTCCAATGCTGCCACGTCATCTTCAAGCGTATGCAGCTGCTGGATGCGGGTTGCCTGCCCTTGTTCCAGGCTGTTTAGCCTGGCTTCGTGGGCGGCTGCCTGCCGTTCCTGGTTCGTCTCCATCCGGTCAAGGCGGCGCAGGATTTCGTCAATCTTGCCTTCCAATTTTGCAAGTGTCACCCTTCCGTTCCCGTTGCTGTCTGCGGCGTCCATCGTACCGTCTCACTTTTTCGGGAAATATATTGAGATGATCTGGTGGATGTAGTTCGCACCCCGCCCGATTGCGAGACCGGTGAGGACTATGCCGAAGGGGGATGCGTTCAATTCCACTTCCAGCCAGATAGCGATCAATGAGATCAAGTCAAACTGATAGATGAATGCCGCCACGATGCCAACGGCAGCGGCAACGTACATCAGCAGCCACTTCCACTGTTCCAGGGCTGGCACATGGTTGGCAATTTCCCCGAAAAAGTATTCCACCATACCCTCAACGAGGAAAGCCATAAACAAGATAACTCCGAGTGTCCCGATAACTTCCATCTTTCCGCCTTTCTAAAACGAAAACCGCCCGATAGTATCAGGCGGTCGTCTGATTATGACACTAGTCCTGGGCGGGTCGCTACTCCCGCTATAACCGAACGTTATTCAATTGGTAACAGTATAGCAGGAATCAATCGTCTATACAAGCACCCTGCGCCTTAAATCTCTTTTTGTGGCGGTCATTCTGGTTTCTG